ATCATGAAAGACTTTGTATCAGGGGCAGCAGCACGTAAGCTCCCTAATCTTGATCCAGATTTGAACGAGATCGTAGGGCGTCCCACAGGACAGGGTTTTGGTGCAGCAAGAAAAGGACCAAGTGTAGTTGCCTCTTCTGACAAAGACCTCATGAAAGAGGAGGACTAGTCATGGCAACAACTAGAAAAAGACCATCAACAATAGCTCAAGCTAAAAAAGCCAAAAGTAAATTTTTTTATGGCAAAGGCAATAAAAAACTTGCTGCTGTGACTAAAGAAGATATGGAAAAAGCAGGATTTAAAAGTTTTGGCAGACAGTCTTTAAGAAAATATTTAGAGCAACAAAAAAACAAACCAAAACAAACTGCTGCAAAAGTTGCGCCTAGACCTAGACCTAGACCTGCACCTAAAGCTAGAGTACCTGCACCTGTTCTTAAAGCTAAAGAATCTGCACCTGCTCCTAAAACTAAACCAGTAGGGAGAAAAACTACAGATGCTGGTACTTCAGATTGGCTCAAGAAAAAAGATCAGGAAATAGTGGGTCCAGCAGCTAAGACTCCTAAACCTAAACCTACTTCTAAACGTAAAACACCTACAGGTGCTGATCTTAATGCGCCTCAAATTCCTAAATCTAAATCTAAATCTAGACCTAGAAGAGGATCATCTGCTCCACTCTCCATGAGATCAGAAGGTGATAAGGGTTTTGAATCCTCATCACCATTTAAAAAATACGCTGATCCTTATAAGGATGTAGGTAGAGGTAAAAGAGGACAAAAAGGACAAGCTCCTGTTCCAACAACTGAAGAAAAAGTAGCAATGGCTGGACTTGCTCTTTCAGCTTTAGGAGGTCCAGGTACAATAGCTGGAAAAGCTGCTATTAAAGGAGCTACAAAATTTGGAAAACCTTTTATAACTAACTTGATAAAAAAAATAAAAGATTTAGCGCCAAAGCAACAAAAAGAAGTTTTAAAAGCAGTTAATAAAGGTAAAACTAAAACAGAAGCTGCAAAATTAGGACAGGATTCCATGAGAGTATTTACAGGTAGACAACCTTTAGCAAAAGATCGCGTTGAACCTTATATTACAAAAGTAAGTAAACCCTTGACTAAAGGAGAAAGCGAAGCTTCTCGTACAATGGACGCAGCTAGACAAACTCAACGTACAGAAATTGATCCTGGTTATACAGGAGGAGCTTTAAAACGAGGTGGTCAAATTAAAAAATATAATAAAGGTGGTAAAGTTATAAAACGTAAAGAAGGTGGACAGGTTATGTCAGGTTCTGATCTTGTTTCATCTTTGTATGATTAAGGATTTTAATTATGGCTAATTCAAAAGATGATGAAGAATTTAATAAAATGATGTCACGAATTATGGGACAACCTTGGCCTCCTTCTTCTAAAAAATCAAAGTCAAATGGATTAGGAATAACTCCTGGCTATTCACAAGAACAGGTTAATAAAATAATACGTTCTCCTTCTAGTTCTAGAAATAGACCTAGTTCTAGAACTAGACGCATAAAAAAAGAACCCACTGTTGAACGTACTGTAGAAAATTATGGTCTTCCTAGAAAAGAACCTTTGATAAAAAAAGGACATGTTCGAGAAGAACCTACAGCTATGAAAAAAAGAATAAATAGAGATTTACGAGGTTTACCTAATAAAGAATTAAATAAGTTAATAAAAGATCATGAAACCAAGAAGTTTCGTTGGAGAGGTTATGATCCTTATTTAGATTTACCTTATACAGAACGAAAAATGAGAAAAGGAGCTACTGATTATAAAAAAGGTGGACAAATATCTAAACGTAAAAAAGGTGGACAGGTCATGTCAGGTTCTGATCTTGTTTCATCTTTGTACGATTAAGGAGAAGTTATATGGCTAATGATAAATCTTTCAGTGATTTTTTTAGACAAACTGTAAATAAAAAACGTAAAATAAAAAATAAAAGGGATAACGCTAAAGAAAATGAATATGGTCCTGGTAATCAATTACCTAAGAAAAAACGTGCTGGTGGTGGAGACTTTAATATTGAAATGAAGATTCCTAAAGACATGGTTAATCAAGGTGTAATGTATGGTTACAAAAAAGGTGGTCAAGTTTAATATAATTAGTATTAGGAAAATATAATGGCAACCAGTGGTACATTTAATTTTAACCTTGATATAGATGAGGTTATACAAGAGGCAACAGAAATGATTGGGGGAGAAAATACCCTTGGTCATGAACCTGCCTCTGCTCGTCGTTCTATTAATCTGATGCTGACTGATTGGCAGAACAGAGGTGTTCTTCTATGGTCTACTGAAGTAACAGCAGTTACAGTAGCTGCCAGCGTTACTTCATATGCTTTAAGTAATTCTACTATTGATGCTCTGGAAGTAGTTGTCAATAGAGATAATACTGATATTCAATTAACAAGAATTTCTTTTGAAGAATATCTATTAATACCTAATAAAAAACAAACAGGCAGAGCCACTCAATATACTGTTAAAAGAGATAGAGATAATCCAACATTAAGCATCTGGCCTTTACCTGATAACAGTACAGATATATTAAAGATAGAACGTATAAGTGAATTAGAAGATGTTAATAAGTCAGCAGGACAAAATGCTGACATGCCTAAAAGATTCTTGCCTTGTCTTACATGTGGTCTAGCTTATTATATGTCAATGAAAAGACCTAACATTGATCCAGCAAAAATTGCAATGCTTAAAGGAAACTATGAAGAACTATTGCTTAGAGCAATGGAAGAAGATAAAGAACGTGCAAGTATTTTCTTTAGACCAAAAATCAGGACAGTCTGATGGCAACAGATAGTAAAGCATTAGCTATATGTGATACTTGTGGTTTTAGATATCCTCATAGGGTAATGAAACTAAATAGTTTTGGTTTATTAGTTTGTCCAGAAGATTATGAAGGTGCTTTCGATTTAAAGAATCATCCCCAAAATAAAATTCCTGATGTAAGGGATGATGTTAAAATAAAAAATCCTAGACCTGATTCAGGAGGTCGTAACCTAGTGTGGAATACAGCTAACTTACTTTGGGATGGTACTCCTAATAATATGAGTGATCAAGTAGTTTCACCAGTATGGAATAGCGCATGAGTGATTTTGATTTAACAGGTAAAAGAATAGCTGATACTTATAAAGGTCTGCTTAAACTTGCTGTAAGTGGTAATGGTGCTGTATCTTCTTCTCTTACACAAGTTGAGGGAGGAGATGGTACTAACACTGCTTTACTTGTAGCTACTGATTCTATTAGAATAGGAGGTGCTTTTGCAGTATCTTCTAATGCTTCTGTAGGAGGCTCTTTAAAAGTTAATGGAGATGTATGTGCAAGTTCTTACTTTGGAAGTGGTAGACATCTTACCAGTATTGTAGCATCAGGAGATACTTCTGTAAGTTCTCTTATAGTTGCAAACACTGCTACAATTGGAGGAACTCTTTCTGTAGGTGGTGCAGTTAATCTTTTAAGTACTGCCACTGTCAGTGGAGCAGCAGGATTTCTTGGTACAGTCAGAGTAAGTGGTAATACTACACTGGGAGGTACTCTTGATATTGCAGGTAATACCTCTGTAGGAGGAACTCTTATAACAACTGGAGCAGCTACGTTTGATGATGACGTATCTGTAAGCGGTAATGTAAATATAGGAGGTACAGCAACTGTTGCAGGAGCAGCTTCAATAGGAGGGGCTGTATCTATTGGAGGTGCAGTTAATCTTTTAAGTACTGCAACTGTTTCAGGTGCAGCAGGATTCTTAGGGTCTGTTAGAGTTAGTGGTGCTACCTCGCTTGAAGGGGCTACAGTCTTAGGATCAACTGTTACTGTAGCAGGAGCAGGACATTTTAAAGATGATGTATCTGTAAGTGGTAATGTTAATATTGGAGGTACAGTTACAATAGCAGGTGGTAATCTTCAAGCCACTAATGCTAAAGTTTGTGCAAGTGCTTTCTTTGGAGATGGCTCTAACTTAACAGGAATTACAGCTTCAGTTGAAGGAAATGTTTCAGTTACTAATCTTCTTGTAGGAGGTACAGCCACAGTATCAGGTGATGCTACATTTAAAACTAATGTATCTGTAAGTGGTAATTTAGTAGTAGGAGGTACTACAACAATAGTAGGTGCAGCATCTATAGGAGGTGCAGTATCAATTGGTGGTGCAGTTAATCTTCTCAGTACAGCCACAGTATCAGGTGCAGCAGGATTCTTAGGAACTGTGCGAGTCAGTGGTAACACAACAGTTGGTGGTACGCTAGATGTTGCAGGTAACACTTCAGTTGGTGGTACGTTTATGTCTACAGGTGCTGCTACCTTTGATGACGATGTATCTGTATCAGGTAATATTGTTATTGGTGGAACAGCAACAGTAGTTGGTGCAGCTTCAATAGGAGGTGCAGTATCTATAGGAGGTGCTGTAAATCTTTTAAGCACTGCTACAGTTAGTGGTGCAGCAGGATTCTTGGGAACAGTACGTGTAAGTGGTAATACAACTGTTGGAGGCACGTTAGATGTAGCTGGTAATACTTCGATAGGAGGTACATTTTTAGCTACAGGTGCTGCAACATTTGATGATGATGCTTCAGTATCAGGTAATTTACATGTAGGAGGTACAGCCACGATTGGTGGGGCAGCACAGATTACAGGTAATGTAAGTCTGGGTGGTCAATTGTTCTTGGCTAAGTCAGGAGCAGCAGCTATATCAGCAACAGCTATTAATGGTATAACTTCTGTATCCTTAAACTTCTCTAATGCTCAAAACTTTCTTACCACAGTTACAGCAGCACATACCCTGGCTAGACCTACTAATGCTACCAAAGGACAAACAGGAAGTATTTTCTTAGTTCAGTCAGGAGGTAGTGGTACATTGGCTTATAACACTTGTTGGAAATTTATAGGAGCAAGCGTACCAACTCTGGATGTAAGTAATGGTGCAGTGGGAAGACTAGATTATATTGTAGTATCTATCTCTAGTGATAGCACTGGAGAAAACATTCATGCAATTTTAACCAACGCATATGGAAATAGTTAGACATGGTATTTTCTAATAATTTATTATTTGGTGCAGCAGCAGC